ATGAATAAAGGATTAATGAATAAAGTCGCCGTTGTAACAGGCGCAGCGCAAGGTATAGGTCGTGGTATTGCTCTAAGACTGGCCCAGGAAGGTGTACATGTAGCCTTGGTAGACCTGAATGAACAACGACTTAATGAAGTAAAACAGGAAATTGAAAATTTAAAGGTAAACGCCAGTATTTTTGTTGCTGATATCAGTCAGCGTGATCAGGTGTATGCCAGTATTGAACATGCCGAGCAGTCTTTAGGCGGTTTTGATATTATGATCAATAATGCTGGAATTGCTCAGGTTCAGCCTCTTGATGCAGTGACACCTGAAGAACTGCAAAAAATTAGCGATATTAATATTGGTGGAGTTCTGTGGGGTATTCAGGCCGCAGCTCGAAAATTTAAAGCGCGCCATCAAAAAGGTAAAATCATTAATGCAGCTTCTATTGCAGGGCATGAAGGTTTTGCCATGTTAGGAGTATATTCGGCAACAAAATTCGCAGTCCGTGCTTTAACTCAGGCCGCAGCCAAGGAATATGCTTCACATGGCATTACGGTAAATGCATATTGTCCGGGAGTAGTGGGCACAGATATGTGGGTAGAAATTGATAAAAGATTCTCTGAAATTACCCATATCCCAATTGGTGAAACATACAAAAAATATGTGAGTGGTATTGCACTGGGGCGTGCACAAACACCTGAAGACGTGGCTGCGCTGGTTGCTTTTTTATCGAGTGAAGATGCCGATTATATTACCGGGCAGGCAATTTTAACAGATGGAGGTATGGTCTACCGCTAGTAAAATATACACTGTGTGATTCTTAAAAATGTATGAATATAATCAGGCTTCTACTTAAACATATTAAATAATAAAAGGCCTGAGTATATAGAATATAACACTATCTTATTTGTACTCAGGCCTGTATTTCCTTAAGTTTTTTTAAGATGTTTTTGTCAAATTCTGCTGTTTATACATAATATTATCCAGCCACTAGTCCATTGAAATACTAAAATTTATCACTATATATGACCTATAGTTTTTTAAATTTTCGCCTATGTGTGCCAATTTTAAACCTGTTACGCGTGTTCAGGTGCATAAACTTCAGTTACCGGATGTTCCTTTCGATTATCTCGAAGAAGTGTATCCAGCCTATAATTTGCCTTTACTATTTAAGTCAGAATATGGCTTGGAATGGCGTAGCGTAATGTTCGGACTGGTGCCAAAGTGGGCTCAGGATAAAAGTTCGGCTAAACGGACCTATAATGCCCGAAATGAAACTTTATTTGAAAAGCCAAGTTTCCAGGAGGCTGCATTTAAAGGTAAGTTTGGAGTTATTCCGGTGACCGAATTTTATGAAGCAAAATATATTGATGGTAAGGCTCAGCGTTGGGGAGTACGTCGCAAAGATGGCCAAGGCTTTTTTATTGCTGCCATTTATGAAATCTGTAAAATCAATGATGAAGTGATTCGCTCAGCCAGCATGATCACGATGGATGCAATTCAACATCGTGCATATAAGTAGATGTATTTAAATCATAATTATTGTAGAGATTGCCTTCTTACTCACTATCTTACTCACAATTAATTTTGTTGTGAAAAAAAGGCCGCTAAATGCGACCAGTTTCTTTTTTCTTATTTTATGCATTTAGCGAACCTATATTACTACCTTCTGTTTTTAGAATACACTCCAAAACATAGCTGTTCAGCCAGTAGTTTTTTCGGCCATCTTTATAAGGTTGCTGAATGCGTCCATCGTTAATCCGAGCATAAAGTTCTTTCTCAGATATATTCATACGGAGAGCAAACTCGCTTGTTGAAATTCGGCGCTCGGTATATGTCAGATCAAATGCAATACCCATCAAACCACCTCCAATCTTTTACCCGCTTCGATTTCTTCATCGTTAAATTCTTCTTTGGTCATAGTTCCGAGAAACGAGACTGATAGAACAAAACAGTCCAGCAGGTCATCATTAATGAGTCCACATTTATCACTGGCCGTTTTTTTCATGAAACTTAAATCACTCTTGGTGATATTTGTTGACTGACCCTCATCCAAAACCCCATGAGTGAAGGAGCCGGTTCCACTTATTTCTCTACGCTTAAACGAATAAGCAACCAACAACCAATGATACTTTTGCGTTTCAATAGGGGTATTTGCATTCATACCACCTCTCCCAAACTCTTCACCACACTAAACCGGTCATGCTTTGCGATGTAGCTGCTGAGCTTGTGATAGATTTGGTTTACATTGGATTTATCTACACCAACTAAAAAGCATTCACCCTCTTGCCATGAACGATAGCTAAGACCAGTAGTAGGCGAATTCTCAACGATATTCAAAAATGATGAATACTGTTGAGGCGTGAGAATTAGATCGAACGGCTTCTCTTTGTACAACTCATCAATAATGAAGTTCGCCACAGCAATGTTTGTTTGTTGAATTTCAGTCATTGGCTTCGTCCTCGATATATGCCGACATTTCTATATAGTCGTATGCCCATTCGCGAAGAACTTCATTTTGAATAAATTCATCTTTTTCAAAGAACCCCAATTTATTCCACTCTTCCTCAGAGATATGCTCACTTAGAAAAGTTTCTTCCTCGCGATTAGCTACAGGAAAACCGATTGACAGTTTTAGTTTGATTTTTATCTGATTGAAATCAGTCATTGGCTGGCTCCTGTGCTTCGCCAAAAATATCAGGTACGTTTTCAACTTTTCCAAGTCGTATCGAATAGCCCAAATATTTGTTTAGCTTTTCTATTTTATTGACTTTCGCGGCATAGTCTTCTTTAAAGCCAAACTGTGCCCAGCTATTCAACTCATCAACCACAGCCAGAAGATCATTTAATTCCAAATGAATGCGCTCTTTATTATTCAGCGGTAGATCAGGATGTTTTTCTGTCATCCCAAATTGCGCTGTTTTAAGGGCAATCTGAGCAATTTCAGCGGCTTCTTCAGCAAGCTTCGTTAGCAGAAATTGTTCATGTGTCATTTTATTCATGGCCTTGCTCCTGTGCTTCGATCATGGCTTGCTTCACATAAGTGTCATATAAGCTATATGGTAGAAAGGCATCACCCTCATGTTCTTTTACGACTGCCATAACCATTGTTTCAGTTGGTTTGATAGGCATTAAAACAAACCCTTCCGGCACTGCTTGGGCTTTGGCTGCTTGCAACTCCTTCCATAGCTCATGTGTTTCTTCAGGGTAAACATCACGACGGCCAGACGCAGACATTGGGCTTACAATAAACTCATCCTGCATACGATCTATAGCCGAGGCAGCTCGCCCATAACCCCAATAAAGTTTTCGCTGAAGGTTTGAAACACTACCGCTTAAGCACTTTCTAACCACCGCAACCGCTTTTTGGTAATCTTCTTCTGAAATATCCATCTTCACCACCAATCTTTTATTAAAATAAATAACTGTGCTAAAAATCCGGTCTACTTTTTTATTAAAGTAGGTTTATGCGACTTTTAGGCCTTTACTGCGTTCAGCGAATAACTTTTCGTAATAGGCTTGGCAGTGCGGAATCTTGTCCTTAATTTTTTGGATAATTGCTTCATCGCGCTTGATGACCACAGTTGTTAGGCGCTCTCGAATATCAATCTGTTCGACCAAATCAATAAGCTGTTCACGGTCATCCCAATCTTTTGTGAGTTCGATAGGGCAAGGAAAAAGCCAGAAATCAATCTCTGCAACTTCACAGTTGTAAAGCCACATATAGCCCTGCATCTGAATGTCATAGCCAGATTTCTTTACCTTCTCTAAAGCTTCATCTTCAAAGAAAGGATGGGTGCCAATATCCCAAGTACATTTTGTATCGATGATTAGTTTTTTCTGTGAATCAAGAATGTCACATTCACCAGTGATCAGGTCGTTGGAAACACGGCCTACATGTTTCTCATATTTCTTAAAACGCACCTTGCCTGATAGCTCGATTGCAACCTCTTCCAACAGGTTTCCTTTCGCTGTGTAGTTGTTGCCCTTAAAAGTTTTGAACCGGTAAAGATCTTCTTTAACGATAGACCGAATAGCAGTTTTGGCATTGTCAGACAGGGTTTTAAGCCTCAAAGACTCAACAAAACGAGTCTCTTCTTCTGTACGATTTTTCTTGCGAATAACCTTGTCTATATGCTCACTTCTGAACTCATCAGCAATGCTTTGAGCATCACCAATAAGCTTGTGAAGGGAAGAACAGCGGAATAGTTTCATATCATCACCACTCTATCTTTAGGCCAATATCTACAAACTGGTTTTCCTGGTAATGCAGGCCAACTTTAAAACCATTGTCAGATAGAGCTTTTAATGCTTTTCTAACCTCATCAGGATTCGATTTGCTGCTGCCATACAGCCAATTGCAATATGGGTTGTCGCGAATAATGATTTCGCGGTTTTGATCTTTAGCAGCATCAATAATCTTTTTCTCGATAAACTCAAGATACTCCTCAGCCTTTGGTCCAGCCATTTCGGCTGCTTGTTCTGCTGTAATCATTATTGAGCCTCCACTGCCACACGCTGCGCATCTGTCAAAGCGTACCCATCCAAGATATAAGCCTTATCAATCGCACCCGCATTTAATTGCTCAAGTGCTGCATTAAACTCATCGTCATTTAGCGTTGGTTTTGGTGCCTCCAAGTCTGCAATTGATTCTTGATGGTCGATATAATCAAAATCATTGGTCTCCACGTCACGAACAATTGCCTGATCCGCAAGCTGTGCTGTCTGCATTTCAATTGAAAGTGGGGCCTGTTTTGATAGCAAGAGCTTAGTCACAGTCTTAAGAGCCATTGCCTCAAAGTTATCTTTCCACACGCCACCATATTTAAATGATTGGCTGTATTTGCCAGCATGCTTTTTAATGTCAGCAGTGCTCATGTAAAGCTCGGCAGTAAAGCCATTTAGCAGTTTAAAGAAAGCCACATAGCCAATAGCTTCACCTTGGTTTGGAATAGTCCAGTCGAACTCATAACCAAGTAGGGGATTAGCACTAATTAACTGACCCTCATACACAGGAGTTGCTGCAATACGTGCAAACTGACCTGAACGTTGAGCCAATTGAATAAAGCCCTTGTAACCCATTTGGAATTGAGCCTCATTGCTTTCCTGCCAGCGGCCTTGATCATCCTTATACTTGCGCTTATAAGGCACGATGTATGCAAAGCCAAGGTTATTGTTAATTGGCAAATCAAGCGTTGCCGCCATCATGGCTGCATTAATTACAGTTGCTGGAACCGCAGTACGCAAGTGCCCTTGATTAGCTACCTGCATTACTGATGCTAAAAAGCCCTGAGTCTTTTTTCCTAAAACTTCTTCAAATTTTTGACGAATTTTCACATCACTGACATAAGCTTTAATTGACTTTGGATCTAAGTCAGCAAGTTGATTCTCTGCTTTTACCGGTGCATTCATATTCTTCTCCTAAGCAACCTGTGCCAATTCCATCCCAAACAATCCAATTTCGCGCTTCACTTCTTCTAAGTTCGTGAAGTAATCAAACTGCTGGGTCGTCAATTCATCAATTGCGATAAACTCATCGTTAAACACACAGTCATCTGGCAGACCACGGTAAGTCTTAACTGTGCACACCTGGTCTGTATCCACCGTACCGTCTTGCAGCACTAAGATGGATAGCGTGACGCGCTGGGTGTGCAAGTCATCAAGCAGCATGTACTGCGTGTCCAAGTGAATTTCGATACGGCCAAAATAGTGGGCCACAAAATCAGGGTCGTAGTCGTGAGTGCTGAACTGCTCAGCAAAAGCGGTTTTGATTTTCATACCCGGCGCTCCTTCAAAATTTCTCTCACCTCAGTAGCTACCCTGCCAATATCCTCGTCATTCATTTTTCCAGTGCCAACCAAGCAAATAATTGCCTTAATTTCCGGCTTACTCCAATCGCTATCCGGCTTAGAATCCCAGTACAGCTTGAATACATGATTGCCATTCTTGTCAATGCTGAACATTGAGAACGTATTGAAACGCTGACGCTCAAGAAACTTTTGAAGCTTCTCTTTATCGCCACTGTAGGCGTGAAAATTTGGCTTAGCACTCATACCGCCTCCCCATCAACTGGAAGGCCTAATGCAGCGTTTAAGCGATGAACCTGAACAGCTGGAAGGATGGCAATCGTTGGCTTATCTTCAAATTTCTCAAGCAGAGATTTGCATTCAGGCCACACTTCCCAGAGCTTTTTGAATGTGTGAACGCTTTCCAAAACAGCATTCACTTCGCGGCACATTGCTTTTCTTTGCTCAGCTACATCTTTAACTTTGTCATTGGCTTTCAGCCAAGCAATAGCAACCGGATTATCAGCTTCGAATACGATGCGGGAACAATTACTTTCGTACGACATAGGTTTTGATTCACTAAGGCTTACAATGTGTCGCTGACCACCAATATTGGTATACATGTGACCTTGCTTGTAAAGAAAACTAGCCGGTAGTTTCTGCATTGTTTTTAAATGCTCGCCATGGTGATCCATGTAAAGTGCATCACCAGCTGCGATTAATTCAGCCTTTACCTGTTTTTGTTTTTCATCAAATGCGTGATCTAAGACTGTCTCAAGCATCTTTTCGCGTAATTGTTTGGTTAAACGGCTCATACGGTTCTCTCCTTAACCTTTTGCTCAAATACAGTCGTAAGCTCTGCAACGATTTTGCTGGTCATACCTTCTTCAAAATCAGGTGCACCTAAATCGCGGTCATCCGGGGTGATAAATCGAATTTCCCCAAGTTCAATCCATTGCTGACCATCTTCATTGACTTGCAGAACCTCAACTTGTAGTGAGCAATCCTCCTGACCTTCTAGCCATACGATTGCCTTGCCGATTGATTCCGTGCCTTCGTGTTCATGTGGGTAAAGCTTGCCCTGAACTGATAGCTCTTGAAGGGCAACGAATGGTTTAGCCTGATTGATAGAGACTTCAACTTCTTGTGCAGGCCCACTTGCATCGGCGTAGTTGCAGCCTGATACCATTGAGGCAATTAGGAGGCTATTGAATAAAGTAAGTTTTGCATTCATAATTAATTCACTCACTGAGTAAAAGTCCCTCTCCGTCGAAAGCTAGGGGCTTTTTTGTTGTCTGTGAATTAATAGTAAACATGGTGTGTACTATAGTCAAGTCATTATGTGAACTTTTTGTTGATTTATATGTTTACCTATTCTGTTTACTTTTGTTGAGGCAATAAAAAACCGCCACTAGGGCGGTATTTGTTGTTTAAACTAGATTATGGCAACGAGTTTTGAACGTTAAAGGCGTAAGCCACGACACAAAATTCCTGATCCATAATATCTTCTGCTGTTAATATTTCTTCTGGATACTCTTCAGCGTTGGCGCTAACGATGCGAACGCCACCTTTTGGCATTCGGTATAGAAATTTAAATTTAAACAGACCACCATGATTGATTGCATAAATCTTGCCGTCAACTATTTGTGTCCTACCTGTATCTACATAAACAGTTGCACCATTATTAATAATAGGGGACATAGAGTTACCGAATGCTGTAAGCGCATAGGCATTTCCTTCGTAAACCCCGTATTTATTAAGAGTAGCTTTGCTTAAACGCAATTTCCTTGTTGCTTCACCAATAATTTCTGGTGTACTTCCTGACCCACACGACACTAAAAAATCCTTATAAAAAGGGATCTCCACTTCATCATCATCTAATGGAGTGTTTGAGTCCCATCCTTGTACTTTTGATACTTCAACATTCTCACCAGACTCATCCCCGTCAAGAATCCAACTAACAGAGACGCCAAACTCAGCAGAAGCTTTAATAGCTCCCGATTTTGACACTCCACGTCTTTTCCAGTTGCTCACTGTTTGTGGAGACTCGTCAATTCTTTTAGCAAGTTCTTCTTGATTAAGGCCACTAACTTTCAATAGGCGCTCTAGGGAAGGATGCATTTTTATTTTCGCTCTGTTTAGTTGCAATTTCATTATCTAAAAAAGTAAACACTTTGTGTTAAACAAGTTGATTGACAATAGTTAACGCAGTGTTTACTATTTAGTTAACGTGGTGTTGAGGTGTTTTTATGGCTCTGTCAGTTAAAGCCGATAAAGAAACCATCCTGAATTTAGGCGGACCTGCAAAGGTTGCAGAACTTCTTGGCTACAACAGTCGGCAGAGAGTTCAGAACTGGATGGTTCGCGGAATACCTTCAAGAGTAAAGCTTGAATATCCGCACTTATTCTTAAATCCAAATATTCAGCGCAGTAAATCAACTGCTGCATAAGGAAAAAAATATGAGTCTGGAAAAGAAATCTACGCATGTTCGTTTATCTCCTGAAAATCATGAACGGGCACGTGTTCTATCCAACATTAAAGGAAAGGACTTGGCCCAGTATCTCGCCTGGCTACTCGAAAAAGAGATCGCTGGTGAGTGGCATGTTCTCAGTATAGAAGCTCGAAATATGGAGCGCTTGGGAGTATCCGCTTTACTAAGGGATTTAAGTACAGAGGTGTATATCGCTGAGGGATCGGAAGGGATTCACGGGGATTCAGACAAAGAAAAAGCCTGATGGTTCAGATCAGGCTTTTAGTGTTCACCAACATTAGGAAATCTAAATGAACAAATCAAATTTAGCACACAACTTATGCAGTATCAAATGCATAAGCCCTAAACGGAATCATTTATTTAATGATTTACCCCTTACAAGCCCCTTTGAAGGAGCTTAGAAGCTATGCGTGAATATGGGAAAGTTTCCCCACACTTTTGGACTGGCTCAACTGGCAAACAGTTAAGACAGTGCCCGGAATCTGTCGTGGTGTCCCTGTACCTAATGACCTGTCCTCATGCCAACATGCTAGGCCTTTATTACATGCCTCTTTTGTATGTTGCTCACGAAACTGGACTAGGCATAGAAGGGGCATCAAAGGGGCTTAAATGGGCTTGTGAAGCTGGTTTTTGTAGTTATGACGATGCTTCTGAAATGGTGTGGGTGCATGAGATGGCTCGCTTCCAGATTGCCGACAAATTAAAGAATACAGATAAGCGTAGTATTGGGGTTCAAAACGAGTACAACTCATTGCCTTCAAACCCTTATTTGGAAAGCTTTTACAACAAATACAGCCAAGCATTTTGCATGACTGAAAAGCGTGAAAATATCACTAAAAAACCAGTAGAAAACGAAGCCCCTTCCAAGCCCCTTGCAAGCCAAGAGCAGGAACAGGAGCAGGAACAAGAGAATACACACACAAACGCGCAGGAAGAAAATTCAGGTGCTCAAGTGTGGAATCCAAATTTTGAAAACCTGAGCTCAATTCTGAGAAGCACAAAATATTCTCACCGTATTTCTGAAATTCTCAGTATGCAAGATTTCCAATTCCATCTTGGAAACTTCAACACTCACCATGAGAACAATTTCCAGCTCACTGACAACCAGAGAAATTACAAGTTCGCACAATGGATTGTTCAGGAATTTGAAAAAGATCTTGAAAAAGCTGAACGCAAAAACAAACAGGCAACTGGCTACTCTCGTTCTGAGAAACCAGACTCAAGAAATGTCAATGATGCTTGGGGTGATGAAAAGCAATACGCACCAGCAACAGACGATGTAGACACGGAGGGCATGCTATGAACGCTATGCACACTCAGTTTCAACAAACGATTCAGCTTTCTTCTGAATTCTGCTCAAAGCACAGCGAAGCAATGGTCACGATGTTTGGCCGGTCCGTTTGCAAATCATGTGCAGTTGAAGCTGTCACTAAAGCTCAAGATGAACATGCTCACTCTGTAAACCAGATGGTTCGTGAAAAACACTTCGCCGGAGCCATGCTGCCTAAGCGTCATGCTGAAAGTGGTTTTCTGAATTACCAGGTTAGCAACGACGGCCAGAAAACCGCAAAGCATCAGTGTGCCACTTTCGCTAAAGACTTCAACAAAGGCGTACAGCGTAATCTGATCATGGTGGGGCGTACTGGTACAGGTAAAACCCATCTTGCGTGTGCTGTGGCTCGTAACGTTCTAGATAAACAGAAATATGCCCGTTATGTGACTTCTGAGGATATGGCAAACGAGATTGCGAATGCCTGGAAGAAAACAGACGACAACGAAAGCAATGCAGTATTCCGCTTTGCTGAATATGACTTGCTGATTCTGGATGAATACGGCCTGAATGATCAGCACGAAAACCGCTTAAAGCTGGTTCATAAAGTTCTCTATGCTCGTTATGACGAAGCAAAGCCGACGATGCTGATTTCTAACTGGACCATCAAGCAGCTTGAAGAAAACTTGGGTGATCGTTTGTGGTCCCGGTTTCAGCATGGCGGATTGACGGTAGTTCAGTGTAACTGGGCTGATGCTCGTATCGGAGGTGCCGTATGACCCACAAATCAACATGCCTCTGCTTCACATGCAGCAAGGCTAAGCGTAGAGCCAGTTCAAAACGTACTCCGAAGCCAAAGCAGTACGAGTACAAGAATCTGGATATGAGCAAGATTGATCAGTACAGCGAGCAGCGGATTCGGGCGCTGTGGAGTATGCAGGATGACGCGAGTATGGGAGGTGGGGTGTGAATCTAATTGAAAAATGCGGTGGACAGGGTCCAGCCGAAATGATTGCTGCTTTAGTGCTCTCAACTGTTGCATGCCCTGAAGGGTATTTTCCTCAATTACAAAAATATTTTTCTGTGCTTGATGGCCATGTGTACCTCTACCACGAGAAAGAGCGTCAATTTCTACCTTACATGGATTTAGATAAGGTTTATCTCGACTACGTGTGGCTGAAAGATCTTAAAGCAGAACTCGAAGCGTGTATGCAGGAGGGTGCGGCATGAAAACAAGAATGGATGTTATTGAACGCAGCATTGCCTTGCTTAGAACTGCATATTCTCGTTCAAGTCGTCTCTCTACGCGGGATTGTATGGAGATTACTGGACTGCAACAAAGATCAGCACAGCGTTATTTAGTTGAGCTTGAGAAATTAGGCTACCTGCAAAGTGATGGGAGTACTCCACGTGGTTACAAGGCCACAGATAAAACCAAACAGTTATTTGGAGCAAATCCATGAAAAAGACAAAGCAAAACCTGTATGCAGAGTGGGAAGTTATTTCAATGGCTGAGTGGCTTGAAGGTCTTGGTCGTAATCCTACAAATGACGAACTGATTGCAACGTACAAAGGGAATTTTTTTCCACTTTATCTAAACCGCCAGGTGGATAAGAAGCAGATCTGGACACTGACCATTCAAACCACATTGCAAGGTGATGATGGCTCTACTCATGAGTATGAAATGGAGTGGGCCTTTAACAAGCCGATGAGCATGGATGAGGTATTGAACGGAGCCAAACACATCAGGCTTGAAGAAGGTGGAATTAAGAAGCGGTGGATTGGTGTAACCAAAAACTGGCTCAAGGATCTGGACGCTGAATTTGATGATTCATACAAGGCGATTAAAGCGGTTGCGATTGCTCGTTGTACTGCGGTAGTTGAGCAGAGAAATCCAGCAGCGGTACTGCTAGGCAAGATGATTAGCTGGGGAGCCACCGCATGACTAAGCATGACAACGTGAGCCGAGAGGGAATTATGAAAGCGACTGAGTTTGTGAAGAAGTTTGGATTGGAAAAATCGAAAGAAGCAATTGATAAAGTAGCATGGTGTGAAACAGCTTATTGTTTAATGTTGGGCCATGGTTGTTTCAAAAGTAATTCGGATTGTTGCGTAGATATTAAAGACCTAAAACGCCTTGTTGAGAGTCATGAGCTTTTAAAAATTATTGATTTAGAAAGTCCATTGATTGATGAGTTGGTTAATGAGCTCATAGAAACAGGCAGGCCAAGACTTGTTGAGTTAGGCAAGCGTATCAAGCAAGCCATCGCAGACGTGGAGGCATGCCATGAAGTCAATTGAAGATATGGCGCATGAGTATGCGGTTGAAATTTTAAAGACAGTGCATGCCAATCACGGACACTTGAGTGAAATTGAATTAGAGAACATAGCAGAGACAGCATTCGGTTTGGCTCAAGCCATGCAAACCGAAATCAACAAACTCAATCGAGGCGTACCAGATGCCATTCTCGAAGCTGAGCGCCGGAAGTGCAGCCATGTTTGGCGCGATGCAGCAGCAGATGGACCAGCCCGGAATTGTTTGAACTGTGGTCAGACGGAAGTGGGGGAAGGGTAATGGATAACTTCAAGGAAGTAGCTCATAAAACCGTGGCGGAACTCTTCGACATGTTGAAGGAAAAGCAGGCTGAGATTGAATTTGTTAAAGCTGAAATTGAAAGCCTTAAAAATCCAAATTTAGCGCAGCACACAAAAAAATATAGAGAACAGTGCGAGCTATTCAAATCAATGTCGGAAGTGGAAAAAAAGGCTTATAGCGCTGGGTACGACTGGGCATGCAAGGTATCTCAAAGACAAATTTTAACCCTAATTAAAGACCAAGAAGGTGTTGAGGATAAGCTGGATGATGAAATCGACTCACTAAAAGCCCAGCTCGAATGCTGCAGGAAAGAGAATACGGTGCTGTTGGGGAGGGTGGGTGAGTTGAAGCGAGGTGCCAATGACTAACCTTCGCATTACTGCAACACAAGCGCTTAAAGCCGGACTAGGCCCTCGATTTGGTGTGAAAACCAAGTCGGGGAAAAAGAAATCCAATCCAGATCCAATGCCAAAGGTTCCGGCCCATCTGGTCGAAGGGAAAGGGTTTGGTGCGATGAATGATGAACTGCTTTGGTGTGAAGTTTTAATCACGCCTCCTTCGGTGAATCACTACTGGATTCGAGGCAAGAACAAGACCAATCGACTCAGTAAGCGTGCAATCCACTTTATTGACGTTATGAAGCGTTTTATCGAGCCGGCAGGGTATTTGGGTCGGGTTAAGGTAAAAATCGAATATGCGCCACCTGATGCGAAAGTAAGGGACATCGATAACATCGTGAAGCCTTGTTTTGATGCACTGTCAAAAGCTGGGCTGATTTTAGATGACAGCCAGGTGGATGAACTGACAGTTAAACGGTTGCCAGTATTTAAAGGCGGAAAGCTGGTAATTCAGGTTGAAAAGTTGAAGGTATAAGGGGAATGGGATGAATGCGGCAGTGAACAGAAAACATTTTTCAGTAGCCATTAATTGGGCGGCTCAGCCTATCGAATGGCATTTAGAGCAATATGGATCGTGGTTAACTCTTGATGAAAATTATGTGTGTTTAGGTGCCTCAAGCATTCTGGGCCATTTAATTGATACAGCGAATGGAGTATGCATTGATCGACGAGAAAGGGTTGCGCCACGATGCAAGATTAGTGATGAGCATGCAGATGCAGTAAGCGATATGCTTATTCATTTAATGCAAAGTGAAAACAGTAAGGTGCAGAAGTGGCTCAAGGTTGTGATCATGTTCTACGTTGAGTTTAAGTCTGAGGCAACGATAGCTAAAAAGCTGGGCATATCTGAATACGCAGTTACTCGGGATAAGATGCTTGGGATGGTTCGACTTGCAACTAAATACCAGTTGAGAAGCCGGATAATTGGTGCTTGAAAGTCAGGGTATATATTGATATATTCATGTTATAGTGATCACAGTGTACGTTAAAGCACTAGATTGATTTAAAAGCTCACCAAATGGTGGGCTTTTTTTTGTGCCTGAGATTTCTTAAACCTGAACAATTGGTGATCTTATGAAATAACGTCAGCCATTAGGTAATTCGGATTTGTGACGCTGTGTATTAACTTACTCAGCTATCAGCGCAAACGGTGGGATGCAGAAACCAGCCGTATAAATCGGTTTGAATCCAGTGTGACTTCATCAAGCACTGAGTTAGCCACAGAGCCATCAGCTGGGGTGATTCCCCGAACAATACGCGAACGAAAGACACAAAATCCAATCAATAGCTAACTTTGAGAAGTGAGTAGTGTTAAGTAGCGGTAGATCAGTTGCCGAGCTGGTCAATATCGTAATCTAAGGCAGGGTGTGGCAATTTGCCATGCCCTTTTTAATACGTCAGATTCTGATAAGGAGAAAAGGAATGCTCCGATACATACGCCAGATATTCTGCTTCCACTGTTGGGAGTTTGAGAATGATGTGTTCAGGGTGAAGGAATGCAGGAAGTGTGGGAAATGTGAGAGTGCGTGAGCGCTCTTTTTTGTTGTCTAAAAAAGGTAAACCATGTCAGAACAAGAGATTGAAAAAGAGATTCAAGATAAAGGCCTTAATGCTCCACGCTTAACACCAGATCATATTGATTCAGTTATTCAAAGTGTTCATTACTTTACGGCTGGTGATGGTTATGCAGGTGCGCTTGCATCTTCTGAAGAATTTAACTCACTGCCTGAAGGTGAGCGATTCATCAATCCACCACAGCAGCTTGACCTATTAACCTTCTGCGTAATCGTTTTGGAAAACGGTTTCACGGTTACAGGTGAATCAGCATGTGCAAGTCCAGAAAACTTTAATGCCAAGATTGGTCAGAAAGTTGCGTATGGAAATGCTCGTGAAAAGATTTGGGAGCTTGAAGGTTATTTGCTGAAAGAAAAGCTTTACCAAGATTCGATAGATAAAGAATTTTAAGCCCTCTTCGCAGGGTTTCTTTTTGGGTGGTCAATATGAAAGAGCAGTTGCTTATTGAAAAACTGGGCGCTGAAAAAGTACAGAATATTCTCAGCAATGCACATGATGATGCAGTCTATTACGTTGATGAATGGAATGAACATTTTAAGGTGCATGGTTATTGCACAGATAAATGCATTATTGGTGTTCACAATCCACATACACATTACAAGCTGAGCGCACTGAGAAATACCTTGAGGTGATCAATATGTCATGCAAAGGCTGTGAGGCACGACGCGAATGGATCAGGAAGCAAGTAGATGAAGCCAAAAGACGAACCAAAGTGCTGTTGCAACGACTTGCTCTTAAAGATTCTGGAGCAGAACAATCAGTTGATTCAGCAAAACAATCAGCTCATTCAGATCAACAGTGAACAGAATGCTCAGGTTAATGAGCTACTGATTCAGATTGAAGGCAATGAGAATGATGGACCGAAGTCACCTTATTTGGATGGGTAGATATGTTTGAGTCAATCAAGAAGTGGTTTAAGCGACCTGTCATTATTAATTTCACGGTTGAACCTTTATCACCAGATGCAGCAATCAATGTGCTTAAGTATGAAAAGGAGATTACTCCTGAGCTTGCAGAACATATCAGGAGAGCATGGCCAGAGTTCTGTGAGGCGAAAGCTGTGATTATTGGTGCAGGCATGACACTTGAGCAGTTGAGTGATGAGCAGCTTAAAGATATTGGGTTAATGCGGATTAGAGACGAGTAAAGATTATGAAATATACAGACACGCGATTACAAGTCGCAGGTATTGAAGTTCCAGGCACTGGTCGAGTTGGCTCTCAGCGTACACGAGTGCGCCTGAGCAATGGAATGTACTTGGGTGACGTACAAGACTTATCTATAAATGCCAATCAAGGCGGCATGTGGTCGGTTGATGTTGTTGTTCGCACTTTGCTTACCAACCAACAAGTACTAGAACTATTTGGAAAGATTGGCAATGAAACTACAACAGCTCAAGCCGAGACTACAGACAGTCAAGGAGCCGAGACCTGAGCGCGTTCATGTAGGGTTTAGGAATGAATATCAGAAGATGTATGGCCATGATTGGCGCAAGGCTAGATCTAGATTTCTACAGGCCAATCCACTATGCACCTATTGTGAGAACAGATTCAATCGCGTGACAGCAGCAACTGTTGTCGATCACATCATTCCACATAAGGGTGATAAGGTTTTGTTTTGGGATGAGCAGAACTGGCAGCCATTATGTAAACATTGCCATGATTCGATTAAAGCAAAAGAAGAAATAAAACAAGGATATATGTAGTTTCATGGTATAATTATTAAACAAAACAAAGCCCTAAAAGACTGCAATCTTAAAGGGCTTTTGATCACATTGTTATATGAGGTAACAACATGACTGCTGACAATTCTGCATGTTTTTCTAGCGATAGTAAACCTTTCATCTTATGTTTGGTTTGCAATAATCTATTCACACCCAAGAGATCAAGCTCCACTTGCTGCTCTACTCCATGCAGAGATAAATACAAGTATCAACTAAAGAGAGTTGAGACTGTTAAACAGTGCATTCAATGCAGCAATAGCTTTGTTAGAAAGCAGGGCCAATCAAAGTTCTGCTCATCACTATGCAGAAATGAACACATAGCATCGCAAGGTAAGATTGCTCGAGAGTCATTTACATCTATAGCAGAGGCACACATTAGAGTTTCTTTTTGTGTGGTTTGCAGTGGATTCTGTGAAGCACCATATCAAGGCCCTATTAGAAAGTTTTGCTCTAAGAGCTGTGAGAACAAGCTTGAGAGAACCACACCTCGATATCGAGCTAAAAGAGCAAGGCGTGATGCTTTAAAAAGGAATGCTTTGTCTGTTGAATCAGTAGACCCAATAGCTATCTTAAACAGGGATAGTTGGCGTTGTTATTTGTGTGGTGTGCATACACCGAAAGAGTTGCGTGGGACCTATGAGAGTAATGCGCCAGAGGTTGATCATGTTGTGCCACTAAGCAAGGGTGGTCTTCATGCTGAATCAAATCTTCGTTGCGCGTGTAGAAGTTGTAATAGATTAAAAAGCGATAAAGTTTACTGAGTGAGATGATTAAGGGTCGGGGGGGTATGATTAAGTTCAGCACCCCTCGATATAAATTATCACCGCCCATCCCATTTATAAAAAAATTTCCGGTTTTAACGCCTTGTTATGGTGAGGTTTCATGTTATGGCACTTACAGATCGAAAACTTGCCTTCGTGGAAGCAATTCAACAAGGTAAAAATCAAACAGACGCAGCAATACAGGCAGGTTATTCAGAACACACAGCCCAAGTGCAAGGTTCACGGTTAATGAACGATCCAGATGTTATGCAGGCACTTGCTGGCGAGATTGGTGATGGTGAAATTAATATTCCCGAAACTTCTGACCCCTTAGAGTTTTTACAGACTGTCTGGAATTCAAACGGACTCGAAGTAAAAGACCGGATTGCAGCAGCTCGAGCCGCGTTACCTTACAAACATCAACGCCTTGGTGAGACTGGTAAAAAGCAGGCTAAAGAAGAGAATGCTAAAAATGCCACTCAAGGTGGTGGGAAGTTCGGAACACTGGGGTCGCAGATGAGGAGTTAGCTCATGGCGGAAATCACTTTTAATATAAATCACTATGTTCGATTTAAGCCGACCAATTTTGGCAAAGCCCATTACCGCAAAAAAAGAGAAGCGATAAACAATCAAATAAAAACCCTAGATATCCCCCTGGACTTAAAGGTTGATATAGATGGATTTGCAAAACTGCAAATGCACGAATTTATGAGCTACTTTGGTGATATTGCTTATTGCGGTGGACATCCTTTCATTGAGAATTGCGAAATTCTCATTGATGAGAAATACATAAGAAACTAAGCGAAAGGCTAATTTATGTCAGCAATGCTCCCAACCTGGACAACAGCGTGCCCAGATTGGGAGGAGCGTATTGTTGCCAAACAATCTCTCATGCCGTGTAAGCCGCTATTTCCTGATGTGGCAGACATTGCGCTAAGAATATTTAATGAGTTAATCCTGGTTGATGTGATGGATAGCCCGAAAATGGGTGAAGTCACATTGCCTTGGGTGCTTGAATTCGTTGCAGCAATCTTTGGTTCATACAATCCTGAGACCAAGCGTAGACTGATTCGTGAATTCTTCTTACTGATTTCAAAGAAAAACACTAAGTCTACGATTGCAGCCGGAATCATGATGACCGCATTGATTCTGAATGATCGGAAATCAGCAGAACTCATTATTATCGCGCCAACAAAAGAAGTCGCGGACAACTCGTTTAATCCGATCCGAGACTTTATTCGAGCTGATGAAGAGCTGTCTGAGATGATCAATATCTCTGAGCACACAAAGACAGTGACTCATTTAGGTACCGGTGCAACACTGAAAGTTATTGCTGCTGAAAGTAATGCGGCTGCTGGTAAAAAGGCTTCAATCATTCTGATCGACGAGGTTTGGCTCTTTGGCAAGCGTGCTAATGCTGAATCAATGTTTCGTGAGGCAAAAGGTGGCCTAGCATCACGTCCGGAAGGTTGCGTGATTTATCTGTCTACGATGTCAGATGAAGTGCCTTGTGGCGTGTTTAAGCAGCTTCTGGACTATGCCCGAGATATTCGGGACGGCATCAAAGTTAATCCGCAATTCTTGCCACTGATTTATGAATTTCCCAAGTGGATGCTTGAAGCAGGCGAACACTTAAAACCTGAAAACTTCTACATCACCAACCCGAATCTAGGCGCATCGGTTGATGTGGATTATCTGATTAATGAATTTGAGAAGGTTAGGGATGCAGGCGAAGAATCACTAAGAGACTTTCTGGCTAAACACTTAAACGTCGAAATCGGCATGAACCTGCGGGCCAACCGCTGGGCCGGTGCTGAATACTGGCTGAAACAAAAACACGTTTTCACACTCGACGACATTATTGAAAAGTCAGATGTAATCACGATGGGCATTGATGGTGGTGGTCTGGATGACTTGCTTGGGTTTGCAGTTCTGGGCCGGCATGCGAAAAGCCGTAAATGGTGGCTTTGGAATCATGCATGGGCCAATAAAATTGCAGTCGAAAGGCGTAAAGAAAATGCACCCAAGTACGCTGACTATGAGAAGGAAAAAAGCCTGACCATTGTTGAGCGTATTGGAGACGACCTTCATCAGCTGGGGGTGATAGCTAAGAAAGTCTTTGACTCTGGAAAGCTGGATAAAATTGGCTTGGATAAGATGGGGATGGGTGGTCTTGTTGATGGGCTGCTTGCTGCTGGAATACCAGAAGATAACCTTATCGCGGTACCGCAGGGCCATCATCTTATGGGCTACATTCTTACAGCAGAGCGCAAACTGGCCGAAGGCAATCTGTACCATGCAGGACAAGGCCTTATGACATGGTGTGTAGGGAATGCGCGTATCATAATGATTGGTAATAGTATGCGGATTACTAAACAGGAATCAGGTGTTGGGAAAATTGACCCGCTGATTGCTTCATTCAATGCTATTGCACTCATGAGCATGAATCCTGAGCCGGCCCAAAAAGATTACAACGTCTACTTTATTTAACTAAACCGTATTAACCAAAGCTCGCATTAAGCGGGCTTTTTTATTGGGAGAGCCTTATGTCTGCTCTACATAAAACCTTTGGCTCTGTCGAAATTAAGAGCCTTGATGAGCAAAAGCGAACCTTCAAAGGAATCGCCAGTACACCAAATCAAGATCGTGCCAAGGATGTGATGGTGCCAAAAGGCGCAGAGTTTAATCTGCCTATGCCTTTACTTTTCCATCATGACCCACGTTCAGCCATTGGCCATGTGACAAGCGCAAAAGTCACTGCGAATGGCATTGAGGTCGAGATTCATATTCCTGAAATTGAAGAAGATGGCGACCTAAAACGCGAAGTCGACAAGGCTTATCAGTCACTGAAATATGGTCTAGTCAAAGGCTTATCAGTTGGTTTTATCCCGAATTGGGATGAAGCGGAAATGATCAAGGGTGGTGGCATCCAGTTCAACTCATGGGAATGGTATGAGCTTTCATTGGTGACTATCCCTTGTAACCGTGAATCAGAAACAGAATTTTCAAAAGCATTTGAGGAACACAAAGCCGCGTTGGGTAAAAAACCTCAAGACGTTCCAGGTGGCGCTTCACCTGAACAAAAACACGTTGTCGTAAAACTTAATAGCCCAACAAAGGGTGGAGTGAAACTATGAAAGAATATTTACAGAAGTTGCTAAAAGCCTTGGCGGAAAAAAATCAGGCTATGCAACAAGCCCTCACTAAGTCTGCTGCGGATGGCACTACACCAGACGAAGAAACCGAAGGTCAGATTAAGGCTCTAGAAGCGGAAATTGAGGCAATCGAAAAGAATATTGCTCGCGTTAAAAAACAAATTGCTGCTACCGAAGCTGCTGCAAAAACCGCAACTCCTGTTGATGGTCAAAGCGAAGAAGGTGCAAAAAAATCAGCTGAAGGTGATCCAGACCCTGGTAAAAAAACCAAAGTTGAAATCGTGCCTCTCGCTAAAGGTGTCGGTTTTGCTCAATATGCCCGTGCAAAAATCCTGTCACAATTAGCAGCAAAAGAGGGTAACTATAAGTCTGCTCTCGATGTTGCAAAAGAGCGTGGCTTTGGTGATGAAGTTCAGGACCTTGTGACAAAAGCAACTTTGGGTACCACGACTGATGCAAGCTTTGCGGCATCACTTGTCACTGAAAACCGTTTGGTTGGTGAATTTGTTGAGATGCTTCGTGCTGCAACGGTATTTGATCAGCTTGCAGGCTTCCGTAATGTGCCGTTCAACTCAAAAATCCCTAGCCAGTTAACCGGCGGTCAAGCGCAATGGGTGGGTGAAGGCGCACCAAAGCCATTAACCAACCCAACCTATGGTGAAGTGGAAATCAAAGAGCATAAGCTTGCTGCTATCACGGTCTACACTCAGGAGTTAATGCGTCGTTCTGATCCGGCAGTTGATGTTCTAGTTCGTGATGACTTAATTGAAGCATCAAAAACTTTAATTGATAACACATTCCTTGATGATGCGGCTGCTACTGCTGTTCGTCCTGCAGGTCTTTTAAATGGTATTACTGCTACCGCCAATACTGGTACCACAGCAGAAAACTATGAAGCCGATTTACTAGCTTTGGTGAATAGCTTTGTGACTGCAAACCTTTCACTGGATGGCGCGTACTTCATCATGTCTGAAACGCGTGCTGCTCAGATCAGCCTACTTCGTGATGCTTTGGGCCGTAGTTATTTTGAAGGTATGGCGCTTCGTGGTACTCGTACCTTAATGGGTATTCCAGTTATCACCTCTCAGACTGTCGGCAACAAGATTATTCTTGTGAAGACTTCTGAAATTCTGCTTGCTCAGGATGGTGGTGTGGATGTGTCTTACTCTGATCAAGCGACTCTGGTTGATGGTGGTACGACTCATCACTTATGGCAAGAAAACAAATTTGCGGTACGTGTTGAGAAATTCATCACATGGGCGAAACGTCGTCCAATCGCAGCGGCATTCCTGGATTACACACCATAATCTAAATTGAATGCTTCAAAAACAGCTCCTTACCGGGGCTGTTTTTATATCTAAGCATCACAATTGTTTAGCTATAGGAACAGTCTATGAAGATTAAATATTTAAAGATAACCCACGACTCTAATGTTGGGGATGTGAAAGAAGTTCCTGACTTTCAGGCAAACGTTCTGCTCAAAATTGGAGTAGCTGAAGCATATAAAGAGCCTAAAAAGGCTGCTCCAAAAGCGAAAAAAGAAGATAAAACTCAAGAATAGGATGTAAAGAATGGGCTTTTTCGGAAATTTATTTGGTAAAAAGAAATCTCTCCAAGGAGTCCATTCAAACCAAGGTTGGACTTCTTTGTTTGTGCATGAGCCTTATTCTGGTGCTTGGCAAAAGAATGATGAGCTGACCCGGGAAGATTTGGCAGCACACCATGCGGTTTTTAGCTGCGTTTCATTGATTTCTCAAGATATTGGCAAGATGCCGATTCTGCTAAAAAAGAAGCAAAAAGGTGTCTGGATTGATCAGGATATTCCAGAGCGTTTCAGTGTTCTAAATAAGCCAAATCACTACCAGACATGGCAGCAGTTCAGTGAGCAATGGACTACTTCCTTATTACTTCGGGGTAATACTTATGCTTTTAAGGTCCGTGATATTTTTAATGGCCGTGTAGTGGGCTTAAAGGTATTAAATCCTGACTTAGTAAAGCCGTTGGTTAGTGACTCTGGTGATGTGTTTTATCAGCTTAATGATGATCGACTTAATCAGACTTCTTATGAAGTGGTGCCAGCATCTGAGATCATTCATGACCGTATAAACTGTTTCTATCACCCTCTTGTGGGCTTATCACCAATTACAGCCTGTGCGGTGGCGGCAGGGCATGGTTTAGAGATTCAGCAAAGCCAACGCCGACACTTTAGAAATAACAGCCGTCCTGGTGGGATTCTTACAGCTCCGGGACCTATAGACCCTGAAAAAGCAAAATCCATTAAGGCACAGTGGAATGAAAACTACGGTGGTGCAAATGCAGGGTGTACAGCAGTGGTAGGAGATGGCTTGAAGTTTGAGGCTATTGCTATATCTGCTGCTGACTCGCAACTTATTGAACAGATGCGGATGACCAATGAAGTGATCTGTGCTGTTTTCCATGTACCACAGTTTAAATTGGGTATTGGCACCATTCCAGCGGGACAGAAAGTTTCAGATTTAAACGAAATTTACTACTCGGATTGCCTGCAAAGTTTGATTGAGGCTCGCGAAAACTTACTCGATGAAGGCTTGGGCCTAAAGACCTCAAATTTAGAAGCCTTTCTCGATCTGGATACTTTAATTCGCATGGATTCAGTATCTCAGATGCAGCGACTTAAAGAAGGTGTTGGTGCAGCAATCATGACACCCAATGAAGCGCGTCAAAAGCTCGGTTTAGAGCCCCTTGAAGGTGGCGACACAGTTTACATGCAGCAGCAGAACTATTCGCTTGAAGCATTGTCTAAACGTGACCAGTTGGATGATCCTTTTGGTAAATCTGCGATAAATACGCCTCAAAATACTGAGAATTCAGACCAAAAAGGCCAATATCAGGGCATTTTTAAGGCTGAAAATCAGTATAAATCAGGCCAGTTTGTGACGCATAAAGGCTCATTGTGGCACTGTGAAAAAGATCATTCAGGTGAATTTAGCCATGAAAACTTCAAATTAGCGCAGAAAAAATGGGGTGAGGGATGAGTATCGTAAGTATTGAGACTCTAAAAGAGCATTTGCGCTATGACGATGATTCAAATGACACGATGCTTCAGGGTTATTTGGATGCAGCGGATTCAGTGGTGTTGAATTACATCACTGATGAGTTTGAACCTGATTATCCTAAAGCAATTCATCAGGCAATTTTATTGCTGTGTGGATATTGGGATCAGTACCGCAATGCTGAGCAGGAAATGCCGGTAAATGGCAACTTTCTGCCAATGCCAGTACAGAGCCTGCTTTATCCATATCGTAAGCCTACAGCGATTTGAGGTGATCTATGGCCCAACGTGCCGGCGAACTATGCCACCGTGTAACGATTCAACATAAAACCACGGTCTATGATGAATACAACTACGAAACCGAAGCTTGGACTGAATACAAAAAGCTTTGGGGCAAACTGGATTTCCTGTCTGTCAAAGACTCCATTAATGCCAAGGCTGCTGGATCAGAAACCACAGCCCGGCTAAAACTGCGTAAGCGTGATGATATCGATTCAGGTATGCGCGTTTTATTTGATGGTCAGACATTCCAGATCGTTTCACCACCTAAACCAGACAATGAAAATGGTCGTATTTATATGACGCTGGAGTTGTCATTGGTAGGGTGAGGCTCTATTATTTAGGCACAGACTTAAATAAGCAAAATTATGAAAGCGCTCATTTTTTATGTAGCAATGTTCAGTATTCTTTATCTGATGTGTCTATTTACTTTGCTTGTTGCCGGTGCATCATTTGAAGATATTAAAATCATCTCTCTTGGGTTTTTGGTGAGTGTATTGGTTTGCTATCCCTTTTTCCTGAAAGTTAAAAAAATATTGTAATTATCCCAATTCTAAAGCCCGCCTAGTGCGGGTTTTTTAATGCGAGGCATTTATGTCAGTAGAATTTAAACTTGAAGGTCTTGAGCCCGTCCAAGAGAAATTTAAAAGACTTGGCGATCCTCGCTTAATCAAAAATTCTGCTCGCCGGTCTATGCGTAAAGCTATGGCCATTGTTCGTGATGCAGCTCGGAATAATGCAAAAGGGATTGATGACCCCAAAACAGCTGAGAAAATCTGGAAAAATATTGCGATTGCTGCCGGTAAAACACGAAATCCAAATGAAGTGGTGATGCGTGTCGGTGTGCGGGGTGGTGCATCATTCTCTAATCCGAATCCACCCAATACAAGCGGTGGTGATACGAGACATTGGCGTTGGATAGAGTTCGGCTCTGTGCACAATCCTCCGGTACCATTCATGCGGCCAGCACTGCAAAACAACATCCAAGCCGTAACAAATAGCTTTGCCGAAAACTTCAATAAAGAAATTGACAAGGAACTCGCCAAGTTATGAACATTTTACCCGTAGTTCCGACATTGAAAACCAGTCCTGAAGTCACAGCACTGCTTGGCACCAGTCCTTTGAAAGTCTGGGAAGATATTGCGCCATCCGGCACGCCCTATCCTTATGCGGTCTGGTCAGTGGTCACTGGTGATCCGCAGAATAATTTAGATTGCCCGGCCAATACTGATCACGTGTCATTCCAGATCGTTGTTTACGACACTCAGCAGAAAAGAGCGTCGGATATTCGGTCTGCAATACGAAAGGCCTTAGAGCCGCATTGCTATATCACAGGCATTCACCCGAACCACTTTGAGCGCATTGCTGACACCAATATTTTTGGTCGTGGCTTTGATGCGAATTGGTTTTTGGATAGATAGTTTTTAACCCTTAAAAAGCAAAAAGCCCGTGACTCGTAATCATGGGCTTTTTTGTGTTCACAACCTTGGCATGAAAGGAAGTAAACCATAGATGAATTTTAACCTAAATCTACAGGTTGATAAAGTGATGAATAAATTGTCTGAAAGTAAAACTTTAAGAATCTGGACATACATCGTCGGACTGGGCCTTATCCTTGGTCTACTGATCTGGCAAGCAGCATCCATAATCACTGCTGTTGCAACATTAATAACTGTATTGAATTAAAAGATTTAACACATAGCACCCAGCCGGGTGCTTTTTTTATGCCTGTTTTCAGGCAAACCACTGGCTAGGCTGATCCCCGAAAGAGAAGTAGTCTTTGACTGTTCATGTGCTTCTTTGCCAGTGATTTTTTATTTATGGACAGTCGGAGAAGCATCATGAATGCAATCGTAAAAATTGAAAATCAAACCCCATTTATCGAAGTCGAATTAAATGGAAAAGTTCAGCTCGGTGTGAATGCGCGTGACCTACATAAAATGCTAGAGGTTAAGACGGACTTTTCGGATTGGATTAAGCGACGCATTAAACAATGTGGTTTTGAAGAGAATTTTGATTTTATTAAGCTCCTCAAAAAAGAGGAGCTTTCAAAAACAGGCCAAAACCTAATTGAGTACATCATCTCAGTGGATATGACCAAACACCTTGGGATGATGGAGCGCAATAAAAAAGGTCATGAGATCCGCAAATACTACATCGAGCAAGAGGAATTGGCTCGTCAACTCAAAGATGGGCTACAGGTACGCATTGGCAAGCTTTCAGCACAACTTGAGCTGATTACCCAATCTCTGTCAGGCGCAGCAAGCTTCCTATCAATCCATGGGAAACAAACCAAGCCGGCACTACTAAAAGAACTGGATGGTTTAATTAAAGAGGCTCAGCCATCCTTAGATTTTAATCAGGATAAAGGCAATGACAAATAATGCCCCTGATTACATTGTGGTGGAGTGCAGACCAAGCACAGAAGAAGATGGCTATGCCGATATTGTTATTCACAATGACACTTACATTTTTGAAAGTGTAGAGCCAGCAGAAAGCCTGCGCGCAGCAATGCTGATAGCCATTGATATTGAGCGAACCAAGCCAAACCATCGACACATCACACTGCATGCCGAAAGCATCTCGAAATTATGTAGAGGCATACAAGGTGAAACCATAGATTCTAATAAGCATTAAACCCCGCCAAGTGCGGGGTTAATTATTTCCAATGCCACCATCCGGTGGCTTTTTTTATGCCTAAAATTGAGGAGTAGCTACTCATGGCGCGTATTAAATCACAAGGTACACAACTTTATGGCGTTATTGGTGGTGCCATTGTTGCCTTCACTTGTCCTAAAGCCTTTACATTTGGTGAGGACTCATTCTCTAAAATTGACTCCACATGCTTAGATTCAGACACCAAAGATTATGAACGCGGGCTGCGTGATCCGGGCGAAGGCTCGGTTCAAATTGATCTAGATGATGAAAACGCCAGCCACATGCAACTTATTCAATTGGCCGAATCGGGTGAGAAAATTCAGTGGTATGTAGGTTCTAGCCATACCAAAACACCGCCTACGATGGTTGGCTCTGATATAGATCTACCTGAAACTCGAATCTGGTGGTCATTTGAAGGTTATCTAAACCCAGCCGCACCAACGATTGAGCAAGATACATTGGTGAATTACACATTTACTTTGGTCCGCACTTCTGCGGTTGTGACCACTCCACGTACGGTGACTCCATAATGGCTAAGTTGAATGCAGTAGGGTTGTTAGATTTATCCAAAAAATCCGTAATTGAACTTGTAAATAAAGAAATTAGCTTTTCTATCGATGGGGAGGACTATACTGCCGATATTGCTGTGAAGCGGCTAAGCTATGATGAAAGTGTGGAGCTTTTTAGTGGAAAGAAAGCCGACAAACTTAGTACAGCTGATATTGTGAAAACGCGGATTCAGCAAACAATATTCAACGCAGACACGCGAAAGCTTTTATTTGAAACATTAAAAGATGTTGGCCCTGTAGTTCCCCAGATTCTTCATGCGATGTATGAAGCCAGTGATGAAGTTAATGATTTTTTGGGAAAGCAGCAGATGAAACATTTGAAGAAAATGAATTCTGGTGCGAGCTCGTCCTCAACGGAATCGGAGGAAAAACAATTGAAGAAGCAAGACGAACCATAAGTTTCGCTGAGTTTCAAAGATGGAGAGCCTACCGACAAAAGTATGGCTCTTTATTTTTTGGAAGAAGAATCGAGCAGGCTATTGGAAATCTCTATGCTCTATATGTGAATGGTAAGCTAAAGGCAGAGGATAGAATTAAGGATGCTAGAGTCTTCATGCCTCATGAGGATTTAGCTCCAGAGCTCTCTCTTGAAGAGCAATTTATGATGCAGTTTGGGGATGGCACCTAAGAGAAATCAGGTTAGCTTGGTTTCTTTTTTGAATTATCCTTAGTATCTTGTCTATATTAAGGAGGGGTGGGATATGGCATTAATTAAATGTAAGGAATGTGGGCACCAGATTAGCAAAAATGCTGAAACGTGTCCTAATTGTGGGGCAAAAAATAAAAAGAATGTTCCAACATGGCTTGCCGTGCTAGTGCTTATAGTAGTCGGCATTGCGATGATTCAGTGTATTAATCAAAACCATAATAAAAGACTTGCTACTAAATCTGCGTCAGAAGATGGCCCAACAGTGCCGAATAACAACTGGATATATAAAGAAGAAACAGATGAGATGCGAGGGAGCAAGAAATATTCAGCCTATGCGGTAAGTAGCAACAAGGTTGATTTTGAGTTTCCGCATCAAGGTGGAGCATCTATGGCTATCAATCTTAGAAAAGATAAGACTGGCACAGATGTGATGCTAATCATGGATAAAGGACAATTTTTTTGTGGTATCCAAGGGTGTGAGGTTGCGTTCAAGTTCGATGACAGTCCTGTTCAATCAATAACTATGATTGACCCAGATAACTTAAATACAAAAGTGCTTTTTGTCATGCATGACCGTACTGAAGATAAAATTATTTCACAGTTAAAAAATAGCAAAACCTTAATGATTGAAGCGCCCTTCTTTCAAGATGGGAAGAGACAATTTAAATTTGATGTAACTGGTCTTAATTGGACTCATTAGCATCAAGAGAAAGTTAAGGCCACCTTCGGGTGGTTTTTTATTGCCTGGAGTTTTATATGAGCGCAAAATTAGGAACATTAACACTTGATCTGGTTGCCAAGATCGGTGGCTATATATCTCCAATTAAAGAGGCAGAAAAGCAAACTCAAACAAGTTTTGCCAAAATGAAAGACTCAGTAAGTAAGTATGGCCCAATTGTTGCAGGAATGGCTGCAACGGCAGGTGGTGCTTTGCTTGCAATGGCAACTCAATATACTCAAGCTGCAATTGAAATAGAGCGATTTGCCTTTTTGTCAAACGCTTCTACTACTGAATTTCAAAAGATGGCTGTAGGCGCTGAGACAGTAGGAATTAGTGCTGAAAAGCTCTCAGACCAGATGAAAGACTTCAACGAAAAGTTAGGGGAGTTTGTCACAATAGGTTCTGGTGGTGCTGTAGACTTTTTTGAACAGATTGCTATTCAGACTGAAGGTGGAGCAGAAGGGGCGCGAAAATTAGCTCTGGAAATGCAACGTCTTTCAGGTCCACAAGCACTACAACTCTATGTTGATAAAATGGAAGAAGCTGGAGTTACTCAGCAACAAATGTCTTTCTATTTGGAGTCAATGGCGAGCGATACTACAGCACTTATTCCTTTGCTTCGGAATGGCGGTGAAGGCTTTAAACTCTGGGCTGATGCTGCTGAACGTGCTGGCGCTGTTATGGATGATGAAGCAATACGCTCAGCCAAGGAGATGAAGGCCCAGATTCACTTGCTTGATCTGCAAATGACGGGTTTTAAAAACGAGCTTCTCCAAGGAACTATACCAGCTCTTGTTGATATAGCTGACGCATTTAATAGTGCCGATGTTGAAGGGCAGGGTCTTGCAGATACTGGTCAGGTTATGGGCAATGTTCTCCGAGGAGTAGCTGCAATTGCTATGGGGGTGTATGCCTCTATAAATGCTGTGGCTGTTTCTATTGCTGGGCTTGCAGCAACAGCCACTCAGTCAAGAGATGTGATAACCGGCGGGCAAGGTTGGTGGAAAACATTATTTCAACCTGGTTGGAAAACAATTGGATTGGCTGCTGGTGCAGTAGCAACGCATGCTGGAGAAGATCTTCAGACAGGATTTGAACAAACATCCAAGTCTATTAATGGTCTTTTTGATGATGCTGTTAGTAATGCCACAGCTAAAATGGGTCAACTGCAAACGGCTATGGATGGGGCTGCAAAAGGTTCTCAAGATTGGGTAGATAAACAAAATAAAGCCGAGAAAGCCACAAAGAAAAATAATAAGGAGCTGAATGATCAAAAAAGATTGTTAGAAGAGCAAAAGCAACTTCGTGAATCTTTAATCTATTCCTTCGCTGATAATGAATATAAGCTTCAGCTAGATTATGAAAAACAAATTGCAGAGGTTAGAAAGGCTGGATTTCCTGCTGATCAGGAAAAACGATTCCTAGATGCTTCAAAAAATCGCTATCAAACTGAGCGTGATTTATTGCAAGCGCAAATGGCCTTTGATATTTCTGAGCACCGCTTAAATGAAGAAGAAAAGCTTAACTTTTCTCTAGCACTACAGCAGAAAGAAATCGCAGCTCGAACTGACATTGCTGATAATTTGAAAGGCTTGTACTACAAGGCTGCTCAAGAACAGCATGATCAGGAAATGGCATGGCTTCGTCTCGAGCAAGCTCAGCGGCTTCAAGATGCGCAATCTTATTATTTGACAGGCATGCAAAACATGACTGCCAGATATGAGTTTGAACGTGAGCAGATTCGACTTAATAAAGAGCTACTTGAGGAGGATAAGGTTGCGCTAATTGGTGCATCTTATCGATCTCAGGATCGTGAGAATGATGATGCCCGCTACGCAGCATGGGGTAATTATCGTGATGCAATTGGCATTGACATGTCTGCTGAGGATGACCGCTCTCGGCGTGAAGAGGCCATTACAGAAGCACTTGAATGGGAGTTGATCACTAGAGAAGAATATCAACAGCGGATGTTGGAGTCTGAGCAAAAGTATTATATTGCCAAGGCTCAGCTTGGATTGGATTCTGCACAACAAACCTTAGGTACTTGGACTAGCGTGTTTGGTAGCTTGCTGGGCGAACAATCTTCTGCATATGCTGCAATGTTTGCTCTTGAGAAAGGTTTTGCTGTAGCGAAAGCTCTGATGGCGGCACCTGAAGCTTACTCCAAAGCTTATAACGCAGTTGTAGGTACTCCATACATAGGACCATATATTGCACCTGTTATGGGTGGGGCCGCAGCAGCAGCTCAGGTAGCACAGGCGGCTATAATTAAAAGCGTTAATTTTTCCGGTCAAGCACATGATGGCCTGGAGTATGTGCCACGCGAAGGCACTTATCTGCTAGACAAGGGCGAACGGGTAGTTACATCAAATACCTCAGCCAAGCTTGATAAAACACTTGATCGAGTGCAGCAGGCGCAAAGTTCTAATCCAGCCAACTCGCCAAACGTTAATCTAAATCCAAACTTTGTCATTGTGGATGAGCGCGAAAAGCTCGGTGATTATCTATATAGCCCTGATGGTAAGAAAGCCTTCGTGAGGTTCTTTAAGCAGAATCGGCGAGAATTAGGATTGGCATAAGCTCACTTCGGTGGGCTTTATTTTTGGAAAAAGCGCAGGATGAAACCTGCCTTTTTAATTTATACAATTCAGAAAAAGCAAAACCCCAGTGTTAGCGCACCGGGGTCTTTTTAATTCCACTAAACCGAGAAGTAAAGAGGAAAAACATCTTGTATGGACTATATTAAACCAATGGTGGAGCTTATGAAAGTGTCTATTGAAAAATATGGTTTATGGCAAACAATACTGGCATTTCTGATTTTGTTTTCCATACCAATACTACTCTGGAGACTCCCAGAAATTATCGCAGCTATTAAAGCTTGAAACCGACCCAATAAGAGGTCGGTTTTTTAATGCCCAAATTTTGAGGACAAAATGAAAATACAAACATCATATGGCGAGGTGCACGTATTAACAAATTGCCCTCTGGTGGATTCAACTGAAAGCCTGGAATGGATGACTGAAGTACATGAGGCATTTGACGGTTCTGAGATCCGCTATCCACTTCGGGATGCGCCACGACAAATCCTGAATTTCAAGTACACGGAAATGCGTAAAGCTATGGGTGATCTGTTTCATATGCTCTATGCCAATCTGCGTAAACAGTGGGGGATTCCGCTGCGTCAGATTAAGCGAAGCATTCCAGATATTACCGATGATGATTTTCTCATTCTCGATGCAGCAGACACCATAGCCGACCTTAGAGTCGGTTTTGCTTTTATTGAGAGCAAGGAAGGTGGTCAGGTCGTTGAAATTGTTAGCCGTGGCCGCTACATCATTATCCAGGAAGAAATCCGGGACCCGGAAACGGATGAGGTGATTCAGGAACTCGAAACTGAATACCAGGACGGCTTTCGACTGGCTGCCAATATCACAGCAACTAATGCCGTGATTATGCCGCTACGGATCTGCATTATTGATGGGGATGCTTCAATCAATGCTGGTGGTTTCTGGTCCAATACTTCAGTGGTTTTTCGGGTGCTGGCAGAAGACTTGCCAGAGCATGAAGGTGATGTGCCAGAACAGTTTAAGGGCCAAGACATTTACTTCAAGCCGTTACTACTTGATGGTGACTCGCTCGAAATGACACTGACCCAGCATCAGAACATTGTTGATGGAGCCATGGGTGGTTTTCAGCAATATACGCATCATGCAAGGCCTAAGTATCTAAAGCCTTTTACTTCACTATTAAAGAACTGGCCTAAATTCAACGAATATCGCCGGTTCTTGTTTAGGCGGTCTGGGCGTTGCCGCGCATTCTGGATGCCGCTTTATGAGCAGCACCTGAATATCCTGAATGTCGGGAATATCACTGAAACGTTATATACCGATACCAAATACACCGTCGAAGCAGGGCGTAAGCATATTGCAGTTAAGCGCAAGAATGGCACCTGGTCAGCGCATGAGATTACCAGCTGGTCCGGCGGTTCATTCACGATTTCACCAGCAATAAATGCACATCGAGATGACATTAAAACTATCTGTTATTTAGGACTTCATCGCCTGGATGCAGACCGGATCGAGTTTCAGTTTTTAGGTGGCGGTAAATCAAGAATTACTGTCCCAATTGTGGAGATTGATAGCTAATGGCACGCTCAGAACTTTATCAATTCAAACATGGGGGCAAGCAATGGTTTTTTACCAGTGCACGTAAAGCAATTATTCATAACAACATTACACATTACCCGGTGCGCGGTTTGAGCCGAGGCGATATTGAAGATGCAGATATAGACAAGTGCGAAGTCGAGCTGACCTTTCCGCATCCTTATCCACTATTTAATGATGCTGATGATAACTTCAGTCAGGTGTTCTTAAACAAGATTTACCTGGAATCGGTACATTTTACGTTGATCGAGCTAGATGACGGGGAATCTCTAGTGCTGTTTAAAGGTCGTGTGACCCAGCCAAAGTTTGACGATAGCGCCAATACCATGACACTGGTCTGTTCAACCGCTGAAACCTACCAGAACCGAAATATCCTGACGCGTAAATTTCAGCGCACATGCCCCAATAAAATCTATGATCGCTTTTGTGGTCTTGTATTTACTGATTGGGCGGTTGAAGTGACTGTTACTGCAATCAATGGGCTTGATGTCACTTATACGGTAACCCCAACTCAGGTCATTGACGCACAAGGCAACCCGGTGTTTGAACCAGATATTCCGGTTTTAGATGAAGATGGCAATCCGGCACTAGATGAAAATGGCCTGCCAATCATTGAGCAGGGAGCGCCAGTCATGGAGATTAAATCCTATCCGCAAGGTTACTTTACTCGCGGTCTGCTTAAAAAAGGCGGAGTGTTCACGTTTATTCGAGAAAACTCAGGCGGGATTCGGCTTTATCGTCAACATATTGGTTTAAAAGTGGGTGATGTAGTTTTATTGGCTCCGGGCTGTGATCAGTCCCTTAAAGTCTGTGACAGTGTTTTTCATAATTCGCGTAATTATCACGGTTTTCCAAATATACCGAATGAAAATCCAGTGAATAACCAGATATTGAAGTGAGATACTCATGATTGCAATTATTGCTTTAATTGTTGCGGTGGTTTCGACTGTTTATTCATTTTTCCAAATGCGAAGAATGCAGAAGAAAAACAAGCAATCTGCAAGTCAATTGGATGGCTCCATTGCGGATGAAGGAATCTCCTTTTCTGATATTGCTGGCAGCCCTCACATGTATGGGAACGTCGTTGATATTTGGGGTAAAGACACTTCAGCAATTAAAGAAAAAGGCGGAAAAAAATGAAGATTTATATGTCAGATATACGAAAAGCCAAAATGTGTGCTCGCGGAACGCGGGCTTTTTTTATATCTCAAGGCTGGGATTGGCAGGATTTTTTAAAGAATGGCCGTGACGCTCAAGACTTCATTAATACAAAGGATGCTATGGCTTTGCAGGTAGTGGAGGTGGCAAAAAATGGGAAGCAGTAAAAAACAGACGGTTGGGTACCGCTATTTTGCAAAATTAATGATGGTCATTGGCAATCCGATTGAAAAATTACTAGGTGTAAATTTTGATAACCGTGGCTGGATTATGCATGACCCATTAAAGCATCCACTAAATTCATTACCTATTGATGCGCCAAATTTGTATGGCGAAAATGAAGGTGGTGTTGCGGGTAATATTAAAATATATAAAGGGGAGAAAGCCCAAGAGCCTGATCCGGATTATATTTCACATATGGGCACTTTGAATTTGCCTGCTTCCGCATATCCTTATTTGTCATACCTTGTGTTTAAGGGGCAAGGAGCTATAGATGGGCTTGCCGGGAAGTTTTTCCCTTATCAGCATGACGGCTTCTACTTTGGCAACTCCGGATTTATGAAAGAAATGCTGCTATGGCCAAAGCGTACCAGGATTAGAAATGATGGCAGAGCGCAGTGGTATGAAGTGCGTGAGGATGGAGCTGTTGTCTGTGAAATTGGTAGTTATAAATTGTATGATGCTTCAGAATACTACATAGAAACTCCAGATTTAAATCTTGAGATCAAGACAGTTCGTAATGACCCTGACGCTAATATTACAGAGTATCCAACTGTTATTTATAAAAAACCCAATCAATGGGTTATTGAAAATCAGAATGGCGTGAGCACTGATTTGCGTGCAGGAAAAAACTCAAGCCTTCCAACAGACCTGTCATGGTCGTTTATAGCGCCACCAGAATTAAGTGGGATCTTTGAGTTAAATCTCAGATACTACAGTCTGGCAAAAAATAGTGTTTTTAGGTATCTCGGTGATGCAGAAATTCTATCTAAAGAGGAGCACGAAATTGAAACTCCAGACAGTGAAGAAAGAATCTACCTTCTGAAATATGTGTTTAAAATCGTTCCCAAGAATAACATCAGTTTTAATTTGGCAGCAGAAGGATCATTACAGGCAGATGAAAATTCATGGCGATTAACTGCGGGAATTGTAAGACTATCTTTAAGTAAAGCTTACAGAACGTACAATATTGAAAATTATAATTTCGGCTTTGACATAAATCCAATTCATAAGATTCGTGAAATTCTCACTGATGACACAGCGATGAATAAGCCTGAGTCAGATATCAATGATGAAAATTTTATGAAAGCAGCAGACCGTATTTATAGTGAAGGTCTTGGTATTTCATGGGCCATTACTGAAAAGTCATGTAAAGATGCACTAGATGAAGTTTGCTCACATATTGAAGCTGGAGTACGTGTAAACCGTCAAACTGGTAAATATGAAGTCATTTTGTTTCGGGATGACTGGCTTGATTTGAATAATGCGCTTGAATTTAATGAAAGCAATATCAAGTCTTTAAATCTTGAGGTGATCAATAGCGATGATGCGATTAATACATTAAATATTAATTACTATGACCGGACCAATATTAAAAACTCGGCTTTCAACGTCTATGAGAATGGCCTGATTCAGACGATGGGCTTTGAGTCTGCCGAAACAGTTGATTTCCCTTATTTCATGAACCAGCGTAATGCTGAGATTGTAGCGAACTGGAAACTTAAACAACTCTCAACCCCGGCGTGGCGCGGCTCATTCACCACAGGTATGTATGAGGCTCGAAAGCTAAATCGCTACGATGTTATTAAATTGACATGGCGCAGTAAGGGGATTATTGATCTTCCAGTACGAGTTATGAAACTAAATCTCGGTGATGGGCGTGATAATTCTGTAACGATTGATTTTGTAGAGATTGTCCTATACTCAACAATGCTTAATGCAGAAATTAATACAGATAACACAAATAATCAGCCACTTCCTCCACAGCCCTGTCAGTACGAACCATTTGAGCTTCCTTACTATTTCGCAGTGATGGCGCTAGGTCAGCGCCAGGTCGATGATGAGTTGGCTTATGAAAATAATTTTGGTCTGGTGGGCGTAGTCGCAGAGAAGCCGCAAAGCAATTCCCTTTATGCAATTATGATGACCCACGACGAAACAGAAGGTGAAGAGTGGACTCGCGCTGCAACCATTGACTACTCACCAACCGCTGATCTGGATCAAACGATCTCAAAAACAGCGACAAGCCTTACAGTTAAGAATCGAAAGAATCTAACTGATCTGCCAAGCGGAACTTTGATCAAGTGTGGCAGTGACTGGATTGGAACGCCAGGTGAATTCATGGTTTTGCAGAGCATAGATGCATACACAGGAATTATAACCGTGAAACGCGGTGCTCTAGATACCATGCCACAACCATGGGACCCCAATGTAAAGCTCTATTTTTGCGGCAGTGATATCCCGCTTGACGAAACAGAGTATGTTTTGGGCGAGAAGGTTTTGGTGTCCGCACTCACAACTACGCCATCTGGTGTGTTGGAGCAAAAAGGTTCAATTCCTGTTGAAATTCAGGCCCGCGCAATCCGGCCTTATCCACCAGCCAATGTGAAATTGAATGGAGTATATTTTCCTGAAACCCATCTTGTTACCCGAGATTTAACCATAACGTGGGCAGACCGGAACCGACTGCAGCAAACTGGCGGAGAACTCCTTGGATTCTATGATGCCGGAGTAACTGTTGAGCCTGGAGTAACCTATTCTTATGAACTATCTTCAGGAAATTCTATTCTTGATTTCAAAAAAGGGCTTGTGAGTAATCTGGCAGTTATACCTACTTCACTCCTGATTCCAAACAAACCCCATACCCTGAAGTTATGGTCAACTCGGGATGGATATGACTCTTATCAGAAATTTGAACACTCTTTTTTTGTAGAGGCGGCAAGTTTAATTCTTACAGCATCTACAGATGGCTCGAAAGTTTCAGGAAATACAGTGCCGTTCTCAAATATTACAGTTGATGCAGACACAACATTAAAAGCTAATATGAAATTTGATGGCTTAAGTATTAGTGGTAAAGCACCAGCTGGATCAACAATTACAATTGAGGTAGAAGAATGACAACTTACACAACAGTAGCAGATTCAAATGGGGACTTTATAGTCCCTTTTTCAACTGAATATTCAAGTGGTGAAAAAGTTACTGTAACAGCAGAGAAGGATGGCGCCATAAAGACTATTGAACTTTTTGCACCAAGTGAAGTGACAGGTGGTGGTGTCATTCAATTTAGTGGCACTCTGAATGACTTTCCAAACAACGTGGGGGTCGTTGAGTTTTCGGCAGACATCAATGGAAGTATTGCAAGCTATGGATTTTATACAAATCCAGCTAACAGAAATTTTGGTTATTATGCTACCGGACTAAAATTAAACGGTGTAACGCTTATAGATGCCTTAGCGTTTTACGGATGGGAAAATGCCAAAACATTAGAACTGCCAGAGACACTGACAAGAATTCAACTGGGAGCATTTCAGAACTGGAAAGCTCTACAGACTCTTGTTATTCCCAACTCCGTAACCCGGCTTGATGATGCCGCATTTAGAGGTTGCACCGTATTATCATCAGTCACGATAGGTACCAACGTCTCATACATTGGCTCGGCTTTTTATCAGTGCTCTTCATTAATGAATATTACCTGTTTAGCCCCGACACCACCTCAGCTGGATGGGTCTGCGTTGGCAGGCGTACCTGTGACTTGCAATATATTTGTCCCTGAATCGGCTTTAAATTTGTACAAGTCTGCGCCAAGCTGGTCTGCAAGAGCAAGCTATATACAAGCCATTTAATGCACCCAAGCGGTGCTTTTTTATTACCAAAATTTAGGGGGGCTATATGCCTGACCACTACTCATCTGATCCACCTGCAGCAACAGCGGCTTCCCTCATCATGCTATCTGACAAGCTTACAGACATGTGTCAGAAGATGGATAAGCTTAGCGATGTTCCGCAGCAGCTTGATCGATTAGATATGACTATTAAGCAGCTTAGTAAGGACAACCAGCAGACGCGGAACGACTTACAGCAAACACAAACCAACTTTCAAATTGAATTGGAAAAAATTCGACGAGATGTAGGTGAGCTAAAAACCAGTAAGACCCGGATTGACACGCTGGGTGAATGGTTTAAGTGGGGCGGGATTGCCTTGCTTTCGGGAATTCTAGGCTCCTGGCTAACCTTGTCATCCGATGTACGAGCAACTCAAACCAAGACCAATAACAATGATCAGCGAATTATGAGTCTTGAGAAACAAGGTGATCAGACGCTTCGAATCCTGGATGAAATCCGCAACAAACTTTATGAACGCAACTATGTGAGAGCAAACAATGAAATTAATCAATGAAAGTGTCTGGAAATTTGACTCAGTAAAATATGGCGCCTATATGGCGCTTTTTTTATCCTGCTTACATTTAGTTCTGCAGGAAGTGTATAACGCCAATATTCTACCAGAGCCTTACCAAACAATTGCATCTATTGTCTTGGTGTTCTTGGCAACTTATGTCGGACGCAAAAAAGCACAACCTGAATTGCATGGTGAAGACAATGAATCTAGCCCAAATTAAAAAGCTCCAAAAATCCGTAGGCGTACATGCTGACGGTATCATTGGCCGTGGCACCTTGACCGCAGTATTTAAAAAATTGGGTGCCAGCCAAGCGCGTGCTGAAGAACTCGGACTTGCTGCCAATGTTCACATGCGTACCTGTGGCATCCTGGACAATTCACTTCGCTTTATCCATTTCATGGCACAGCTTACGCATGAGTCTGGCAACTTTCGCTATATGGAAGAAATCGCCTCAGGTAAAGCCTATGAAGGCCGAAATGATTTAGGGAATATCTATGCAGGGGATGGGGTACGATTTAAAGGACGTGGACCAATTCAATTGACTGGCCGTGCAAACTATCGCAAGTATGGTCAGCAGCTTGGCATCGATCTGGAAAATAATCCTGAGATTGTTGCATTACCAAGTATGGGTCTGATGGTTGCCTGCAAGTTCTGGTCTGATAACGGCTTGAATGCCTTAGCTGATAAGGATGATGTAGTTGCTGTAACTCGCAGGATCAATGGCGGTACCAATGGGCTTGAAGATCGTAAGAAGCATTTAGCATTACTGCGGAGCTGGGTATGAAGTTGGTATTGCTGACTTCATTACTTCTCTCCGGCTGCACAGCACACTCAATCTCTAATCATGTTAGCGTGACGGTGTGCGTGCAGTGTTTAGGGTGATTATCTCGGCCCAATAGTATGAACAAATGGAAGAGATCCAGTGCCTACATAGACATTAGGTAGTTTTGCAATCTTGTCACATATTATTTCATTGTTTTTGTTGTCTTCGATCCATTTATTTACTGCGTTTATCATATTCTGGCAGAAACTATCCACATCTAAAGTCACTTCGTGATCATTTCGAGAAACCTTGCTTATTATTGTGTCTTTCATAAAACTTACGGAAGGTGCAGCCTTCTCAACCCCTTTAAGAACTTTTTGATGGCTCGTTATATTAGTTCCTTGGTGCAAAAAAGAACATCTAGCCGCGTAACATTCTTTGGCACTAAACAGAACTTTTTCCTCACTCCAATCATCAGCAGGAATTTTATACTCCTGAGATAAATAACTATCAAACCAAGCACAGTATTTCTCTCTACTAGTTTCATTATTTTCGGCTTCTATAGAGGCGCAAATATCAGGCAATGTCAGCGCCATAGCAATAGCTCCAAAATAATTTTTAGTAGCTAGTGATAGTCTTATTGAATCTAAATATTGTTGCATTGTTTTATTCCTTTTTTTATTTAAAAATAAGCTTTAACAAACCCCACCAACTTCATAAAACTCCAGCTGCTCTTGTTCCGAAAACCAAGGATTATACCTTAACGCCCACCCCGGACTTTTCTTGTACGGCTTGGCCTTTTTGACTAAATAGCAAATATAAAAGTGGTAAGGGTTCATTTTTCAGCCCAACCATCGACCATGTCAGCCCAGTCCTGCATCATTTTTCTGCGGTCACTTAACCACTTTGCATGATCGTATGTAGCCTTGACCTTATCACCCTTAACATGGGCAAGCTGCAGCTCAATCCAGTTTGAATTGTAGTTCGCTTCGTTTAGATCTGTAGACGCTGTAGCCCTAAAGTCATGCATAGTGATATGACCTAATCCCATATTGCGAAATGCCTGATTTAGTGTTGTAGGTCCGATCATGGTTTCATTTTTTACCCCAGGGAAAATATAGGGGCTATCAGGGTAGGCAGCAAATTGGACTTTTAGTATCTCTATTACCTGATCAGATAAAGGCACAATATGGATTCGGTTTTTCTTCATATTACGCTTACCTGCCAAAATTTCTGATCTGGTTGCAATTGGAATAGTCCAAGTGCGAGCATCAAAATCAATATATGACTTTAAGCCTCTGCGAATTTCAATTGTTCTCAGCATTGTATAGATAAGTGCTTTAAGTGCATTTCTGGTACTAATTGAACCGTCATACTTGCTGATGCTCGGCATAATTTTCTTACGGTCATGAGAGCTGATGGGCTGAGCATTCTCGGTTTCAGGTGCATGAATGTAGCCGCGTAATGCATAAGTAGGGTCGTTAGTTAGCCTGTCCGAAATAATTGCATATTGCATGACTTCGGCAATATTTTGTCGCACCAGAATAGCCTTATTCTCACCAGTACCCTTACCAGACTTCAATACTCGTTTGACTGCATTGTCCATAATATTTTTAACATCAACAGAGGTAACATCCTTAATTGGCTTATCTCCGATGACTGGGAAAATATCTACTTCGTATGATAGCTGTCGAATGTAAAGCCAGTTTTCCGACTTCGAGTTTTTCTTATGTTCACAGAATTCTTTTGCAATGGATCTAAAGGTTTCTTCCTGGGCTTGCAAGGCTTCTAATCTTTCATTTTTCTTAACTGCAGCAGGGTCAATATTTTTAGCAAGTTGCTCCCGGAACTCATTAGTTTTAGTTCGGGCATAGGACAGACTGATTTCTGGATACTGCCCAATGGTCAGCATTTGCGGTTTATTGAGGAAGCGATAACGAAAGCGCCAGAACTTTTTACCTGTCGGGCGTACTTCCACACATAAACCAGAGTGGTCAGCAACTCTATAGGTTTTTTCTCTTGGTTTTAACTGTTTGATTTTTAAATCGTTTAACATGGTGTGAGTAACGTCCGTAATGAATTAAAAGCCCTTACTCACAATATTACTCACAAATAAAAGTAATGTCATTCAAGAAAAGGTTAGGCACAGTAAGAATAATAGTGTTGAAAAATCAGCAAGATAAAACAAAAATAAAGATAAGGTAATACAAGGTAATATCAATGTTGTGTATGGATGCAATAGACCATCCGATGATGAAGGAGTTTCATGAACCAGGAAATATCAAACGTTCAGTGATTGTAATTCCACATGAACGTCTGGATGAATGGCTGAGTGTAGGACCTGCTAACTTCAAATCATTTATTGAAGGTTTTCCTGTTGAAGAGTTTGAGTGTTCTCATGTACCCAAGCCTAAAGTGGAAACGCCCCAGTTAAACTTTTTTGACTGATGAAAGTTAATTTGAAAGATTTTTAAATAAGTGTTTAAGGCTTTCAATTAGTTTTTCAATCTGTAATGGAGTAAGCCCTTCAAAAGACTGTTCGAGTACTACTCCAGTAAGATCATTAATTTTAGCAGTCATTTCTTTGCCATATTCAGTAAGATTTACCCGTGTAATACGGCCATCCTCTTCACATGAATAGGTATCGACATAGCCTTCAGCTTTCAGGCGGTAAACAATTTTGGTTGTAGTCGACATTTTTGAAATGATCATCTCTGAAAGATCAGAAACACTGGCATGCGGTTTAGACTCGAGTGCTAGTAGAATACGTCGCCGTGAGTTATCCAATCCATAACGCTTTAAGACATTGTCCATATTCTGCACATATTGTGCATGTACTTGAGTAATCCAATAGAATGGAAAGTCTTCAAGATTAAAATCCCCAGTGTTTGAAGGCAAAAACCGAGCATATTTTTTATTCAT